GCCGAGTGTCGTGTCCAGCACTGGCACCTCAACCTCAGGATCAAAGCCGATTGTATCAGACAACCAAACCTTGATGCGGATCAAATCGTCCTCTGCGGGCACCACCCAAGATAGCTCGTAGACCACCTCAGACAGATCGAAGCTGTCGATACTGCTCGCTGGACTCGTGGGCGGATTTGGGATGGTATTGGAGACGGCCAGCTGAGATGGGAATCCTGATGGTTCCAAACCCAGCCCACCTTCCTCTTCAAAGAGCACATCCACCGAGACCAGCATCTCTCGCACCAGGTTTGCATCGGCCACTGCCATTGCATAGTTGTAGAGATACTGGCGATCGGCACCAATGCCCAGGGTGTCTGTGCGTTTGAGCACCGGTGATACACCTGAGTTGTCGTAGACCTTGACCTCCCACCCGGCAAAGTTGAGAACTGGGAACCAACTGACGGCCCACTCCAGCGCCTCCCAAGGCACAGCCAACACCAAACCTCCCAAGGCTCCCACGACGGTCAAGTCATCAATCCAAGGCCCCTGCCCAGTATTGACCGCTGCCACCCGAACATAAAGTGGGCCGATACCGACTGGGAATTGAACCGAGGTGCGAGTAGTCTGAGTCAGGTCATTCCAGTTCACACCGTCCTGGCTAGTCTGGACCACATAATACTGAGCACCAAAGGCAGATGTCCATGCCACTTGGACGATCAGCAATGCCCCATCCACAAGCGTGATATACAGGTTGGCGATCGTTGGCAAGTCGGGCGTCACTGGTGCGTAAGGTAGGGCAGCCAGCGGCGGTGGGAACAGACTGTCAAAGCTGTGGACAATCGGCTCTTCATTCACCGCTGAAATCTTCACCGCCTCACCGCCTTGTGGCTCAACCTTCATGACCTTCATGTATTGGGTCATAGTGGTCATCAACCCAAACACGAACAGCATCGGCTCGGTCTTGCCGGTGAGGAGAAAATCAATGCTGTCGGCAGCTTCAATGATGACCTGCTGCGGGTCCGAGGTCTGGTGAGCGATCAATGGTCCAATGACAGATGAATCCTTGCTGCGGAGGGCGATGTAATGATTCACAGGGATGTCACCTGCCGGAACCCAGACCAGTGGCTCTGACACCCACAGCTGGTAGAATATTCCTTCTCCGCGAACAGCTGACACCACGTAGCCAGCCTGGCCCCAATTGGGCACATCATGAGAGACAGCAATCAGGTCACCATAGGTTGGGACGAATCCCTCCATGCCCGTTTGGAAGGAGACATTCTCGCGCAGGTAACGACGCGAGGCGAGAATGTAGAGCCCCTCATGATAGGCATGGGTCCGATCCTGGATACCAGATAGACGAATGTCTTCAGGGTGATCAAACGTGCCACCGGGTAGGATGGCCATGACCGTCTCCTGCTTGTATCCAGTCGTGGTATCGGTGTATTCAATCCGAGCCGAGTCATACTCATCCAAATCCCACAGCTTGACCGACCATTCAAACGTGCCCTGGAGGATGTTCTCATGGTTGAAGAGAGTCACTGGAACAGACAACGGTCCGTCCCTTCGCATGGTGATCAATGACCCGGCCAGTAGAGGGATCGCTCGCCCGACGCGGGCGATGGTGCGGGCCACATCCCACACCGTAATCGGGTCACGGAAGATCCAATCAAAGTGCTCATTCCTATCTTCGTAGAACCCGTCGAGTCCTTCCAGCACATCCCAATCTAGAAAGGTGTCAGCGACCCGACCACCATACCGTGCTCGGAACACATCAACGAAAGCCCAGACAATTGAACGAGTGGTCTGTGGGTCGCTGAACTCGCCCGTCGATTCTCTGATGGGCAGCTTGCGCGTGGCCACAACATTGAACTTCTGTGAGGTCCGATCGTTCAGATTGTTGGTGGCACGGATCTTCACTGCCAGCAGAGTCACGTCACCGTAGTCAGCCTCAACATCAATCCAAGATCTCATCCCCTCCCAGCGAACATCGTTGCCCGCCCGGGTAGACTCGTTGAATGCGCCCACGCGTCGCAGCTGGACCTCATAGCGGCCTAGTGTCACATCGACGGTATAGGTGCGGCGTTGCGGTGTAGTGGTGGCTGCGGTGATCTCCAAATATGTGTCAGCGTTGAACGGCTCCCAAGCTCCCAACGGGCTGCCAGCGTCATCAATCAGCCGACGCTGGGCCTCAACTTGAATCGTGAGGGACTGAGCCACCCCCTTCTTGTTCATTTGGTAAACACCCTTTGGATAGACAAGATCCACCTGAATTTGAAGGGCTTCGGTTCCAGCTGGGTTTGCTGGGAAGGGTCCAGCCCAGCCTGGTGCCACATATTCTTCCTGATTAGAGGCGAACAGCACCTGCCCACCTGCTTCTGACGAGGTGAAGACATTGGTCGGAAACAGAGTGACCGCACTCCCAGGGGGCACAACCTCATAGGAGGCCTCCTGATAGTTTTCGATGGCCGTGTCACCAATCTGGATGGCGTGGATCTCATACTGCCCCTGCCCTAGGCAGAAGAGCGAGAACTGAAATTGGTCATTGTTGATGTATTCAAAATAAGGCCGGGCCGCATAGGAGGGGTAGAGCCGGTTGCGACCATAGCTGACTTCGATCGGCTCTCCAAGTCGAACCGCATTGTTCTGTCCCCGCAACGAGAAGACCGGATCGCCCGAAGCGTCGTCTCGGTTGGTGTCCGGCACGGGCATGAGCAAACTCACCGCAATCGAGACGACCAACGCTATCACAATCGCGATCACAAACTCCCAGCCTTGGATGGCGACGAAGTTGACGATGTCCTTGTCCTTCACCCGGTAGGTCCAATCCTTACGGAGAAGCGGCTGACCATTGAGCAGACAGATGGTAGGTGTTGGAAACTCTTTCTGCTCAGGAAAGTGGCCCGCCACCCAGTCGTTGATCACCACCTCATCCACCCTGTGCCTGATCATCTTGAGAGGCTCGAACGGGTTCGGTGATTCCATTATCCAGGCCATAAAGTGTGCTGGTAGAAATTGAGGACGTGCAAACCGCGAAAGCTCAACTGGCGAACCGTCTCGGCCACGGTGTTCTGCTTCGGCCGTGAGTGGATGACCTTACCGCCGTCCACTGGCACGTAGACCCCAACATGGTGCATGACCTGATGACCGTTGCCCATCCCAACGATGCAACCCTCCGTTGGCTCTTTGACCACTGTCCATTCTGGGTTCTTCGCCTCAGTGATGATCACCTCGTGAATGCGGGCGAGCTGCTCGGCATTCAGACCCGGAAGCTCAGGTAGTTGTATTCCTCTCTCGTTGGTGTAGATCAGCTGGATGATACCCCAGCAATCCCACGCGAGCGGACCGCGAGCGCCTTCCTCGTATGGCAAACCAATGTATTTAGCAACCCAATGTGGCATGGCTAGAGAGTAGGAAATCTCGCCCGCGTGTAAAGTTCCAACGGGAACCGTTTGTTCACGATGTCCATGAAGGTCGCCCGCCCGGTGACCTGCATCTCGTTGATCTGGACATCCTTCAAGTAGAGGACCAACGGCGGGATCATCTGCGGGCGGGTCAGGTCATTACTGAGGTAAGGACGGTAGACGATTTCGACTGGCACCGCATTCGCCTTGGCCGTCTTGACGAAGGTTGTTACACGCTGACCAATGTTATCGATGGCGAGGTTGAGACTCTGGAACCCCTCCTCCGAAGAAGGCGGTAAGGTGAACTGAAATCCAGAAGGTTCAAAGGTCCAGGTGTTACTATTCTCGTCAGTGGCAACGATGCTTCGTCGCGCTTGGACGAGGAAGATGGGTCCCTGGACACCCGTCTGCCGTATCTCTAGAGTTGGCAGAACCACCACGTTGGAAGGAGCCACCGTGAAGGCTTCTTTGATTGCGGCCTGTAGCGAATCGTTCAAGATATCTTCCGGTGTTTGATGTCAAATCCAAACTGCTGAACGGTGCGCTCCCAATAGATGAAGAAGTAATTCAGCACACCATTGGTCACTTCATCTACTGGCACATTGATGACATTGCTCGCAATGTGGCCGGCCGAAGCGAGCAGAGGAGTCTGCTCCATGTATTGGGTGAACTTATCATCCGTCACATCAATCGCAACTTCCGTGCCGGTGTGGGCGGCGGTCATCTGCAAAGTGAAGTTGGGTGAGCCTCTCGTGATCTGGAGACCCACATAGCTGCGGACAGCTGAATCAGCCGAGAAGTAACCATTACTGCCGCCCGTTATGGCCACATCACTAATTGTGGCCCCCACCTTGTTGAAGAACTTTCCAGATCCGCCGGAGAAAGGATTGATATACACGATGGTCCCAACCGTGCGAGTGAAATCGTGGTTGGTGCGGTAGCCCAGCACATTGGCTGAGAGAGACGACCCATACCCAAAGCTGGAGCCATTGCACACTCCAAAGGCAAATCGCGGTGTGCCAGCGATCGTTGCGGCGACGTTCGTCCAAGCACCGCGCAGGCCAATTCTAATCTGGGCCCAGTCGTCCAGGTAGATTGGGGCACGGATGACTTCGGCGTTCGCTAGGACCAACCGGCGATCCGCCCCGTAGGTAATGAGTTCAGCTGACATAAATCGTCCTTCAATAGTTTGTGATAAACCAACCTTCTGCAATCCATTTCGTGCCACCAACCAAATCACCAGTGACCACGACTCCGTCGGCATGTGAATTGAAATCGTCCCCACCCGGCTCGGTGGGCCAAACCCACCAGAACAATTCTGGCTCCCACCGCTCTCCCGCCGCCAGTTGGAACGAGGCCACCTCACCATCAGCATAGGACTGAAAATCGTCTCCGCCGATAAGGCCTGCTTCGCTCGTCGATATGACCCAAGGCCCGTCCCAGCCACCACCACCATCATAAACTGGGTCAGTAATTGGGTCAGCGTCAACCGTGTCCAGCACTGGTCCATCAGCATAGGACTCCATATCATCTTCTCCAAACAAGACCGGGTAGGCAGACACCACCCAATCACCATCCCAGCCCGTGCCCTGATCCAGCGTCTCGTCCTCCGCGTGCTCGGTGTCTAGGTAAGCCTCAAAATCGTCGCCAAAGATGGGCACCTCTGGGACCACCGGCGGTTCGGGCGGGACGAATGGGACTAGTGGAATGTCAAACTGCTCATCGTTCTGGAGAGACGTGCGGACCTCAAACTCGTTCACCAATGCCTCAGTGAACAACGTCGCCATATTGAAGAGAACTGATGTTTCAAATGGACCGAAACACGGCACCTCCAAGCTGAGCAAGAAATCTGTCGTGTTCTGCGCGTGCGAGGTGATGACACCACCCAGCCCGGCAATTGGACTGGCAGCTCTTCCTGGGCCTGTCGTGAGCTTCTCAAAGGACGAACCCTCCGGGTCGACCGTCACTGGTGCATTCAAATCCAACTTTTGATAGACGTTGGCCGCGGCCTTCACCTTCACGTATTCCCACACCTGGGGGACAAGGTCCCAATACTGTGAATTGCGATAACCAGAACTGGCCAAGAAAAGAAAACGCCACTTTGAGGCCTGGACGAAGTAACCCAGCCAACCCGCATTGTTGATCTCTGACTGACTAGACCGCTTGTTCCACAAGAAGTTCTTACCACTCGCAGGATGATGATTGGTAGTTAGTGGAGCTATTGCAGCGGAAGCACAAGCCACCGTCTGTGCATCATATCGCATCTCATAAAGGTAGGTTGGACAGGCCATGCCACTTCGCAATTTCTTCTCCTCAAACTCTTGAGTGGCGGGGTTGAAGTCGAAGACGATCTTGTCATAATCACAGCTCGACCAAACACCATTACCCCTACCCCACCCCGTCACCATCGAGTAGGCATCGTGACAGACGTCTATCAATATAATGACCAATGGTGACCGACATTCACCCGCGAAGCAGCGTGCCTTAAGCTGGAAGGCAAACCCCGCCTTGTAGACCTGTGCATTCTCCAGCGCACCATCCTTCCGCGGGATTGGCCACGGCATGTCCGCAGTGGGGTCGGTTCCGTCCCGAGTCCACTTTACAGTCCCTTCATCCACTACCTCCGGAACCGTCACCACCGTCGGAATCCCGTCCCAATTGTTGGCACGATAATATTCACGACGGGCGAGCGGCTCAACATAGACCTCTGTGGTATTGATGAGGAAGTTCTCAAGATAGGATACCGGACGGATGAAAGGTCCCGTGCCGTGCAGAGCATACGGACTAGAGTAAGTGTTGCTGATCTCGATGGCGTTCGGTGGAGCGATCACACTGGCTTGCGGCTTGGCCGGACTGGCAATCACATCACCGTTGCGGGTGAGTTGAAACCATCGATTGCCCTGGAATGAGTTGTTGAGTAGCACCGTCATCAATCCACTCTCCAAATGGAACGTCTCTGGGATTGCCACAATGTAATCGAACCAAGGGCCTGCCTCGGCTTCGGCAGCTTGAATCACATCCATACCAGGAGTGAATGTATCAGCCAAGGCCCAAGTGAACTTGACGGTCTCGCGACACAGACTAGTGAACTCCACCACGATAATCGGTGGAGGTGGGGCATCGGGTCTCGGGTTGACGTAGAAAGGATTCGTTATCTCATTAAACTCCTCAGCGTCCACTTCCAGCACCGCCTCAACCGCCACCAGATTATCAGAGGTGGTGAATGTGTAATCCTGATAGAAGGCCAAGGCACGAGTCCACTGCCGCACTTTCGTTGGACTGGGGGCCTGCTCAAGAGTCACCATGGCGAACAGATTCTCACCGTGTTCTAGTGTCTCGATGAAGAAAGTCCTGAATTCGTCATATTGGTCAAGGGTGAAATTCCAAGTAACCTCGAACAGCTTGATGGGGCCCTCATGCAAACGGCGAACCCTAGACCGGCGACTCTCCATTGGACTCACAACCGAGCGCGGATCCGTCCGCACCCGCCTACCGATCAAAGGGGTTGGAATCGTCTCCGGCCAATAGACAATGTTACTGTCAATTGCCATCGCCTATAGATTCCTCCACCCCTGACGACAGTTGTAATACTGGACGTCAATCGCCTTGGCCACTGCCTCCAGTGTGCAAACTGAGAAACCTATCTGCATCGTGCCGGCCGGCAGGGTGGTAGAATTGG